GTATTTGTATGTGTCCATATACCCTTTACCTTTCCATAATATGCATCTTCGTTAAATTCGAAAGCATCTGCACCTATCTTCTTAACTAAAGCTGGTAAACCTGCTCTAATATCGATTCCATCTCTTTCTCCTATGAATTTGATCCATTTACAAAGAGATGATATTTGTGCGTTAGAATATCTGTGCCATGTTTTGAATCCTTTAAATGGTTTTGCTAATGTAACTATTTCTGATTGATTTGCTATAGATCCAGCATACGTTTTTCCATCTTTAATATAACCGAAATTACAAACCTCAATTCCAACTGAATTTTTATGCATTTTATCAGAACCGTTTTTACCTAAATGATAACCCCAATTTCCTTTAGGAAATGCTTGAACCATAACACCATCATAGTCATTACTACCATCAGTTACTTTGGTTCCACCTAAAACAAATTCAGTAGCAATAGCACCACGATCATCTTTACCCCATTGATCTATTGTAGTATATGGGTTTTGCCAACCCGCAGTGTGGTGTAAAAATATCCATTCTGCTTTAATTGGTCCTTGTTTATATTCGCCGACCGATAAGAAATGTCTATTTATAATTAGACCATTTTTAGTTGTGTACGTTTTTTCAGAAGCATCAGTAGTAGCCAAACCCATAGCATTCCAAGTGGCAGGGCCCACAATACCATCAGCAACAAGACCATTTTTGGACTGCCATGTTTTAACAGCATTTTCTGTCCCTTTGCCAAAGGTGCCATCTGCACCCACACCCAAGAACTCTTGTAATTCTTTAACTTCATTCCCTTTTGAATTAATTTTTAAAATCATGATTAATTTATTTATTTTTATTCTGGGTTATTTTTATCTAACTCAGATATCTTGTCTATTAATTGTCTGTCTTTATCACTATCTTTAAACCAGTGATCAATTACTTTACCAAACGATCCAATCAGAGCACCTAACATTAATAATAGGATCTCTTTCCATTCGCCCGATATTTCAGTATCTGTATGCATTGCATGTCCAATTCCAAATATAACACCCATAAAAGAGAATATTACAACTGATGTAATGACAATTCTACCAATAAGCATTCTTTTTACTATCTGTGAGAAATGAGAATTCTTTCCTTTTTCCATAATTTAAAACCAGTTTTTAGGATTCGCTTTACTTTTCTCTGCTTTATGTGCCACGTCATCTAATTTTGATTGTGCAGCATTTGCAGCATCTTGAGTCGCCTTTGCAACTCTCGCTGCTTCTTGTGAAGCTGATAAAGCATCAGCTACTTCTATTGCTTTCTTATTTATTTCTTCTTGTGTAGGTTTAGTATCTACACTCACTGAAAGATCTACATCAACTCCTACTATAAGTGCTACTTTACCATCAACACCGATTGTTGCAACACCGTCATCCATTGTAGCTCCGCCTCCAACTTCACCACCAACTTGTGCTCCAGCTGAAACTTCAGCACCAACTTCAGCACCGTTTCCATCTTCATCATAAGTACCATTTGAAACTCCAGCATTAACAGATGCTCCAGCCATTGCTCCCGCATGTCCTTCTGCTCCGTCTTCTCCAACTTGCCCACTTGCTCCAACATATGCATCAGCGTCTGCTCCAACATGAGCTTCAGTTGTGTTAGTTACATTACCAGATTCTACTGTATTAGATGCTCCAACTTCTGCCGATACTCCAACTTCTGCGTGAGCATCAACAGTTGCATTTTTACCATCAAATCCTGCAGATGATTCTGCTTCTGCATGTGCTTCAACTTCTGCGTGTGCTTCTTGTGTTAATGTTGCATCACCAATAGTTTCTTCGTTTTCTATATTAGCGTTTGCTTCTGCACTTACGTCAATTCCAGCACTTGCCGATGAATCGGTTACCTCAGTTCCTATATTTGCATCAGCAGATGCTCCTGTATTACTAGTTTCTCCTTGATTTTCCATAATTGACTTATTGTATTGTATTATATTATATATCTTATATCTCTAAACAAGAAAAAGGACCTTATGATCTTTTTTAGTTAATTGTAATATTTAAGATTATTCTTGATCTTTCTTGTTACTCCATATTTTATCAATAGATGTTAAACCTAATGCTCCAAATGCTAAAGCAGCAACTGCGTTAACTAATGGCGTTGATGGTGCAACTGAAATATCTGTGAAACTGTTTGCTATCATTGTAATACACAAAGAAAAACCAGCAACAAGTCCCATGATTCTTTTAGATGATGGATTTCCCTTCTCATCCCTAAGTGTTCCTTTTATCCAGTTAAGTGTTCCCATAATTATTTTTCTTATATATTCTAACATAGTGTAACTGTTCTAGGCAACGTTTATTTTGTTATACATAGAGACAGGGGTAGGTAATACCCCTGCTTATTTCTATATTTTAAAAGGTATTGTGAATTAACACTACCTAGAGGGGTGGGGGATTTTCGCTCAACATTTAAAATTCTATCTCACAAGCTCCTCCATAACAAGATTGAGCACCTAGAGTATCAATTGCAGTGTATTCGGGTTTAGTTTGAGATAATAAGGGTTCAATATCTAGGTTTCTTTGAACACGTTCAATATTTACCCATTTATGGTAAAGGTGTACATCCTTCATACAGAATATCAAATCCTCAATGTCTTTGAAGTAACGTTTAGCAAATTTCTTTGCTCTACTAATCCAGGTTTGTTTTAGTAATATCTGTTGGTTGGTACCTTCTAATTTTCTATCTTCTTGGGATATAAAATCACATGCTTGCCATAGGTTATTATTAAATAATTCTAAACCATCAACTATTAACCCCGATACAAACATGGAGGCATCTCCATACTTCTCAACTATTTTTGTTGAATCTATTACCTCTGTAAATGGAGCTTGATTATAAACTTTATCCCCCGTATGAGATAATAATGAGATACCTGCGAATACTTCTTTATTATTAAAAATAAAATCACCCACTTGTTCCCAGTTATCCACTGATATAGTATTTGAAACATTATGTCTTAACTTTGGGTGGGAACATAATTCAATATTTATACCTACCTCCACCCAGTTCTCCTGTACTAATTTTACTATTTCTAGCTGTTTTACACCTAATAGGTCTTTTTTGTATATTGAACCTTTTTTAGTTTTAATAGGGACAAAGATAGCATAATCAGTTTTATTTGCACTCCAAACACTTTCTTCTATCATATCAGGAACTTTAGATGCTATCATTTTAGCAATATCATCTTCCTTATTCAATTGAACTATTCTAAAATAATCTTCAGAATGTTCTCCATGTATACCGGAAGCAGTTTCATACATTGTACTTTCATTTCCCGATGGCTTTACACAAGTAGTTCTAGCTGCAACATTTATTCCTATAATAAATGCTGTTTTTCTGTTAACATCTTTAACTGCTAAAGCAGCAGTTCTAAGGTAATCGGGGTTTAGTAGTACTTTAGGAGAATTCATAAACCCTGTAATGGAAACACCAATTAAGGCCTCTTTTTTATGAATTTCTTCCGATACTTCTCCCAAGTAGGGTAAATTAGTATAAGAGGCTTGCAGTGTTCCTATAAAAGAAGCACACTCAGCCTGTTCCACAAATATCTCCAATGAAGTAGAATACTTCCCAATCACACCTGATAAATTACAACTCTGCCACCCTGATATTTCCTCTTCTAGCCTTTTAAGTTTAGCTAACATACCTATCTCAACGCAGGGGTTGTAGAGAAAGTCCTCACTCTCAGAAAAGATAAAACCCGGCTCACCGAATTGCTTAGTTCTTTCCATTAAATTATCAAATTGTTCTTTAGTAATTTGACTTCTAATTAATAGAGCTGAGTTGTTACTCCTTGCTCTCTGTGGGTTTTCACTAAACCAGTTACCTACTTTAGCATTCATCATTTCCTCATCATCAAAATCAAACAAGGCTATAGTAGCACTTCTTCTAACTCCGCCACTTAGAACAGCATCAGCACAGTGCATGATAATATCATAAGGTATGATAGGTGTTATTTTAAATTGACCCCTACTTAAAGTTTTGTTTAGTAAGTTTTCTATTTTCTCAAGACTCCTCTTTAATCCGGTATGTCCCGGGGCTTTAAAACCGCCTGAGATGTAAGCACCTTCTGGTCTAATTTGAGAATAATCAAAGTTAATTATATACCTTTGGTATTCAGGGAAGGGGACTTCCCCTTCAAAATAAGAAGACATTAATACACCTACAGCATTTGCCCAACCCTCTATGTCATCCGCTATTGTAAATGTTTTAGTCCCCCTATCTCTAGAAGAAATATTAGGGAGTTGGTTGGTAAACTTTTTTAAGAATGACACTCCAACCCCACACCCGCATAGCAGTTGATACATTGCTTCTTGGAACATCCTAGGCCTATCACAGTACGTTACAGTGCAGTTGTATATCTTAGAATTATGTCTTCCTATATGATATTCATTGAATTGGAAAGCTCTTTGCGAGCCTGATATCATTTTTCTTTTATATAAGTCCTTAGTTTTTTCAAACATGTCAGCAAACCAAGGGTTTTTGAATGCTTCTTTAAATTTAGGGTTTTCCTGATGCATTCTCATAACATCTTCTACCCTCTCTTCCCAGGATTGTTTTCTTTCTAGCTTTTCATCCCATTTAGAATAGTCAGTGTAAAACTTTATGTTTGATAGTAATTTTGATCCTCTCATTAATGTTTTTTATTTTTTTTTACTTGTATATAATACCTATGTAACCTTTAAAGAAAATTAGACCTTCTACTTAGAAAACGTGGAAAGCTGTGTAAATTTTTTGGATAGTTCTTTTTTATCGAAGCTGTCCATAAGATTGAAAGTCCTAGCGTTACCATTACCGGGTGTAGGTAGGAAATCATCATAGGTTGGAATATCTTCAGTAAGTTCAACATGTCCATTAGAGGTATCCATCTTTGCTCCAAATGTCATTCCGTCCATTCCGTACCTGTTTTTCATGATATGAATTCTACCGGTTCCGTTTAACTTATCTTCTTTCTTCCTTGACAACGACATACAGAAATCAGAAACCATTATCTTATCGTAAGATCCTGCAGCCTTATCTCCTTCTATTATATCGTCCTTAGCTCCCATCCTGTTTACTTGTGAAGGTGATATTATAGGTATTTTAAGTTCTTTAGCTAATCCCTTACATGCTACATATACATCGTCTATTTCATCTTTCCTCTCTGCAAATTTATTACTTACACTACCTCTTAAGTAATCTATATAATCTATAATCACTAGGTCTGGTTTTACTTCTGAGTCGGTACATTTCTGCAGGTGTGCTCTTATAGTGGCTACTGATGCCATTTTAGGCGGGTATTCTTTTATTATGAGGTTTCCGGGGAGTGTTTCGACCATTTCCTCTATTTTTTTTCTATGTTCTCCTATATGTTCAATATCCACTCCTGTAAGGTAGCAGTCAATCCTTTTACCTACATAGTCTTCTCCAAGTTCTAGAGTGTAGTACACTACGTTATACCCCAGCCGTACTGCGTGAGCTGCCATGGCTACCATGAGCCAGCTTTTTCCTCCTCCCGGGTTTCCGAAAACTATACCTAAATCTCCTGGTCCGAAGCCTCCTTGCATGATTTTATTAATATCTGGCCAAGGGGTTGGAATAGTAGGTCTTGAATCTTCCCTATACCGGGTTTCTATATCTTTATTGTATTCATGTCCGATATTCTTATCAGTACCTGCCTTTAGTGCATTATCTATTAGGAATCTAATGCTGTCATACTCTCCTGAGTTTAGTAGATCTACTGAATCTAGAAGAGCTCCTTTTAGTTTTTGGTTTTTGCAAAAGGTGGTAAACTCCTCTTCTACGTATGCTAACTCAGCATCAGAGTGCCTGTATGCTTCTTTTAACTGTTCTCTAATGGATGTTTGTAATATTTCATTCTGTAATTTCTTAACTTCTATGGATAAGATCTCCATAGAGATTACTGTGTGATACTTATGCCAGTAGCTGAGTATTTGATTTATTACCCACTTGTGTGCCGGGTTCGGGAAGTGTTCGTCCGATAATATGTCGTTTATATTCTGTATGAATTCCTTCTTTGAGAGGAGCGCTCCAATCGCTTTTACTTGGAATACCGGACCGTAGTCTGATAAGACTTTTAATGCTGCCAAAACTATTTTTATATTCTACCTTTATTTAACTTTAATATACGAACTTATTTTAAATTACCTAGCTTAAAAAAAGTATCAGTTACCCAGCCTTCTATATCCCTAATAAAATGATCGATTCCGTCTATTTTATAAAGCTGTAGGAACTCTTTCTTATGAAACGGGTTGTTATCTTCTGCAAGGAGTGTCTCTATGTACTCTTTTTGTCTTTGATCTAGTATCGGATTTTTTAAATCCATAAGCTTATAGGAATTCCTTAACATATTCTCAGCTTGGAGTACCTGTGCGTAAACCTTATGTTGGGTAAGTTTAGCTTCGGATATTTCAAATATATCTTCCAATGTTATAGAATGGTCCACTAGTTCTGGGAATCTCTTTAACAGTGTCTTTGGACCTAATCCTCTTATTCCGTTTATTGCATCTGACCTATCTCCTAATAGTGTTTTATATATTATGAAATTATCTGAATGTATTCCGAATTCCGCTGCTACTTCTTTCTGTTTATAGAACTTCTTACCTATAGGCCTGTAGACAGTTACTTTATCGTTTACTAGTTGTAAGTAATCTTTATCTGAGGATACTATCACTACATCTGAGTTTTCTCTTTTCGGTAATTCTAGAGCCATGTATGCAATCATATCATCTGCTTCGGCTTTATCTATCATTCCGGTCTTCACCGGTAGGCATTGAAGGTAATGTATAAGACGTGTTATTTGATCTACTTTAGATTCTCCCTCCTCTTCTATATTATCATAAGTATCCCAGTTGGTTACCCTAGTTATACCTCTATTTGATTTATACTCGGGTAGGAGGTTCTTTCTGTTGGTCGATGAACCTACTCCGTCGAATATCACATAGACCCCGGTTGGTTGTATTAGTTGGATTAATGAACCTAGAGATCTTATAAAGCCTGCCATTCCTCCGATTGGAACTCCTTCCTTATTTAAAAAGTTTATTGTTGCAAAGTTCCGGAAGAATAGGTTTAGTACATCTATAATAAGGACCCGTGAATGGAATTTCTTCTCTATTACGGGTGCGCTTTCTTGCTCCGTAATATTTGCGAGCATTGCTCTTAAGTTCTGTGACATATTTTTAAATATATTAAAAAACCCTCGCAGAAGCAAGGACCATTAAAACTTTACAGTATTTAAGGTACTCTAAATACCTTCTTCTAACTCCTCTACTATCTCGAAGTCTCCGCCTCCTAGAATTCTCTCCCAGTTCTCTTGATTATCTGCCTTATAGTCCTTAAGTGCCTTATCATCATCTAGAATGAAACCATGAGGTGTCATGATAATTTTACCCCGGGTTGTTATTCCGTTGATGTGATTCTTATCAACCTGTAGATTAGTTCTCTTAGCGAACTCTATTTGCTTACCATTTTTGATTGCTTTAATCTTTGAAGTTCCAGCATTAGATATGTTCCCGAACGTAATTATTAAGGTGGCATCATACCACATGGTTTTCCCTCCCTTATTCTCTAACTTAGGTTGTCCCATTGGCATTTCTGGTTTTGCTGTCCATACTTTGTTTACTACTACTAATGAGTTTGTGTACGGAGAGGACTCTTTCCTGGACATTACGATTCGTTGATTTACCTGGTTTCCGAATTGTGTAGACATTGCTCCTGCGTTCCATTCATTGTTATTTTTATTTGAACGTACTGACAGTTCGCAAGGTACAGATCCTACGGAATCCCATAAGAATAGAAGGTCATAAGGAAGTGCTCCTTTCTTCTGCTCATCGATTAAATCTAAGATAAAACTAGCTACATCTTCTATGGTGTTTACGGTTTCCCTATCTACATATATGAAAGATCCTTGGTAGTCTAAAACTTCCCCTGTATCCTCATCTACTAACTCTTCAACCTGTAACCCCATTTGTATGGCGTGTTCCCAGTTCCATTTCATCTCTGTAATGATAAAGACAGGTAGTATACCTCCCTGTTGTGCAGAGATTGCTGCTTCTAGTAATGCGGTGCTTTTACCGGTGTCGGAATGACCTCTCAACATAGTTATATGTCCCATCGGTATACCCGGTATAGAGGTTATTTCTTGAAACGCTGGGGATAAAGGTATCCATTTCTGGTCCTTGAATCTGATGTTCTTACTTAACATCTTACTATCTTTAAATTTCTCTAAATCAAAGCCTTTTTTAAGCTCAGCGGATACGGCTGCAGATAGTGATTTACTTTGTTTCTTCGCCATATGTTACTTAAAAGGGTAAGTCGTCGGCTTTTTCGTTAAAAAGACTCTCGAACTTGTCTACCTTAGATTCTGTACCTTTACCTTGCTTCTCTAAAGAGAACTTATTCGTAGGGGATGATGGGGTATCGAATGCTACTGTGGGGGAAGGGTTATCAGACTCCTCTTCGCTTGGTGCTAGGTACTCATGTAATATTTCCTTCATCCTATCGAACTCCATCATAGTGAAAGATTCCATTGGATCAGGTTGATTCTCTAAAACACTCTTAACTATTTCATTGTTCTCTGCTAAAGGTGTCTCTGCAGTTCTTGCTCTTATTGTTGTCTTGTTGTAACCTGTACCTGTCTGAGATGAATCTAGGGTGGTTAGTGTTAAGTCTCTCCCGGTAACAATATCAGTATAGTCTCCTATGTCTTCATCTTCTACCATAGAAAGAAGCTCCATGTAAATCTCTTTTCCAAAGCCCCATAACTTAACTCCTTCGTCTTCTTTACCCCTTACGATTACTGGTGCAAATACTCTCATTTTAGGTTCTAGTTTCCTAGCAAGTCTCCAGTTGTCTTTGTCGTTAGTCTCACGTAACTGTTTAACAAATTCAACTATCGGATCTTTATCTCCTGTGTTAATTGGCGAAAACATAGGGAACTTATGTATACCGTAATGAAAGTACAATTCCGAGAATGGATTAGATTTGTTGAACTTAGAAGGTACCATTCTAATAACTTCCTTACCTACACCCGGTCTATAGAATGTGTCTTTGGTACTGCCCCCTGAAGAGCTAGCATTTTTCTGAGTTTGCAAAGCTTGTAGCTTTGACTTAATTTCACTTATGTTCATTAGTATAACTTATTTAATTTAATATAGAACTTATGTTGCCTAAAAGCAACTTTTACTACACGTTTATTATTTTGTGTATTGTTGTACGTAGGAATTTTAACTCTCCTTGAGTTGTCAGTAGAATTGTATTTCTATAATGCTTCCAATCTACTCTAAATCCTGTATCTACTACTCCTCCGTTTAGACTTTTTATAAGTTCGTTAAGAGCGTTTATCGTATACAACGAATTTGAGATTTTTTTTCTATGCACCAGTATCGTATTATCCGGAAGGGTATCTATATTAGGCTCTTCTAGGTTGTAGGTACAGGCTAGTTCCTCTGAGTCTTTTATACCTAATACGAATATCTTTCCGTAGAGTATAGAATGTCTTGAGGTAATGTCTTGAATGAAGTTTTCTAGGTCATCAAGGTGTACAAAGGTACATAGTAATTTATTCTTCAGCATTTCCTGATTTTCTAGTATTTCTTTATCATACATATCAGAAGGGCTGTAAAGAGTTGTAGTTTTTTCCAACATTCATTGTTATTTTTAAGTTTTCATCTCTAAATACTTCTACTATTTCACGTAGGGTATCTTTATCTTCTCTTGCTAGGTCTAGTAGTATTGCGTCGTAGGTATATAGTACTACTTTAGACTTCCTACCTTCTAAGAGATAAAGTATTTTTTCCAATAAACCAACATTATTTACAGTCTCATAGTTTTGTATTATGTAATTAAATAGTTTCTGAGGGCTCATATTCAGTAGGTCTTTGCTATAGAATCTATACCTACCGTCTACCCCATCTATATAACCCTGGTTTTCATACTTACTCCAAAGTTCCTCTATGTACTTGGTTGTTAACTTAAAAAATGTAAAATCTCGATACTGTTCGAAGACGTTTCCGTATAGTTGTTTAAATACTAAGTTCTTCGATTCCTCCCTATTCATTCCGTAAATTTTTCCAAAGTCTTCGTAGATGTCTCCTGTAGGTGATTCGTAATTTACCAGTTTAGAGATAAGTGTTGGGTGGTAGGCAACTAAATCTATCTCCATTAAGAGTTCGTTTCTAGGGATAAATACACTTCTACAACCGTTTTCTTTATTTAGTGCTGCGAAGTTAATACTATTAAAATTGTTAGAGGGTCTGCCTGTTGTATTATCGAGGTGATACTGGGTTAAAACATAGTTGTTATATAGGGAAATAAAGGGTCTCTCCATGTTAAAGTACTCCTCTAGTGAATCACTCACCTTTAGCCCGTTTCTTTCTATAACCCAGAATATATCTTCTACCTTTTTTCGAAAATCGTCCGGTGTAAGTGAGTCTATCACTTCTAAATATTGGTTTGCTATCTTCTCACAGTATTCGTAGTGCTTGACTATCGGTACAATATTACCTTGGTCCGGGTCGTTGTAATATCTTCTAGAGAAGTAAGTTAGTGCCTGTACGGTTTCCTCTTTTATTCTAGGTAAAGTAATCGTCTTTTTACTATAGTGGAAGTAATTAAAAGCTTTCCGGTCCGGTATATATACCTTATCTAGGCTGTCCAACCACTCCTTAACTTGAAGAGGGTCTACCTTCATCGCTTCACTGTGTAGGAAGTTTATAAGGTATCCTTCTTGAGTCACTACATCTTTTATATAAAGACTCAAAGGTGAGTAAATAGCCGGGTGGCCATCAGGGTGTCTATTAACAAGTATACCTATTATACCTGTTAACCTATGACTTTTTAACTCATCAAACTGTTCCTGTGTCTCTACCAACCAAAACATAACCTTTTCTTTAATATAAGAAAAGTAAATGTGATAGTCAACTTAGACTGTGAATTCAGTATAGTCTGTGATGTATTTTGAGAAACCGTATACTTTAAACCTTTTTTCTGTCAACTCTACCATACGTCTATTGATACCTTCTACATCTACACCGGATGTTGTCCATGGCATTTGAAAGGTAGTGTATATCCCCCAATTATATAAAGCGTTTTTGGACTGTATTTTTATATAATCTTTTGCGCTCACTTCTGTAAATATTGCGTTGTTTGTTCTCCTTAAGAAATAACGGGTAAAGGAGGGAAAGCTGCCTAGTGGTCTAGTATATTGCGGTTCTATAAGCTCAAGGTTTGGTCTTTTTATTTGCTGCCTTTCTCTAACAAAATCGTATGTAGTATTTGAAGGTATATCTGTTGCCTGTACTGTCGATGTATCAGCGGTACTATCTACAAAGATTGCAGCATTTGAAGGTTTGAGTCTACGTTGCTGTCCATCACTAGGTGTTTTACCGGTGGTAATGTTACCGTTCGAAAGTATGTGGTAATAACCTACATACGGCTGTTCTGTATCTATGTAGACAAGGTCATTTCCGTTTGCATACAGGTTAGTAATTATTTTAGATTTCGGGTAATACATTTTACATTTATCTCTCAGTTATACATCTATCGTAGTCGGTCTTACGTCTTGCCAGTGCCAGGCTTCCCAGTTCTCAAGGTCTCCTTTGTCTTTCCAGTTTGGTAACCTTTTAAAACCGTATTTCCCAGCATTTACCTTAAGCCATTTATATTGCGACATAGCTACTTCCAGCTTTGCTCCACTAGCATTACCGAAGTCTATTGCCCTACCGAATCCATGTTCTGATTGCCCGGGGGTAGCTGCATTGGTAGGTTTTCCTTTTCTGGTCCAGAGGTTTTTCAGTTCTAGTTGCTTTGCGTAAGTTCGGAATGCGGAATTTATTAGTAAAGGTATGTTCGGGTTATCTTTAGCATATGCTGTGAGCATTTTCTCCAGGTTTGCCATTACCGGCTTTAGTAATCGCACTCTTCCTCCGTCACTTTTCAAGGATGGACTTTTCCATTTACTATAAGGGAATAACGTTTGATTTAACTCTCTCATGTATTCATCAGGTACTTCTCCGTTTGTAACGTCTATCTCTTCAGTACCTACAGTGAATTTTACTACACGTTTAACATATACTACCGTACCGGTTCCGTTATCCCCAGTTCCATCTAGTACCAGTTCAGGAGCGAATGTTTCGTTAGTAAGGTCTTCTGCTCCCTTATCAGGCGGCGGCTCTAACCCCATTACGGAGGAGATGTTTGTTACCCATTTTGAGTTGTCAACAGTGTGGCTTACCCCAGTTATTGTAAAATCATATTTCTGATCGTATGAGAAAGGTAATACGTCATCTGTGATTTTAAACTTCTGAAATATCTTTATTCCGCTCATACCGTATATGGAGATGTCTAGTTTGATAGGTATGAATCCTGTGTTCGTCTGGTTTGAGTGTGTGAATTTACCTAGCAGGTATTTATATAGCTCAACTGGTGTATTCTCCATACCTGCTTTATCCACTGTCTCCATCTTAACCGGACCGAAAAAATCTGTTGAGTTTGGTTGTTGGTTTTTAACTAATTTTGCATAGGTTATTAAGCTCTCTCTAAAATTTTCTTCAGTTTTAGCAGCTTTTTTTTCTCTCCTTTCTTCCTGTTTTTCCTTTGTTTCAACACTTATTTGCTTAGTGGGGTATATTCTATCCGTTAATCCTTTACTCAGTCTCGAAAAAGACACAGCTTCTTCTCCTAGAGCTTCTCCGTTTGCCTGTGCTCCTATAGATATTACAGTAGCTAGGTCCGGAGTGATCGTAGATTGTGCAGATATATTTGTGACCATGCTCTTTAATCCTTGAGCTTGTATGGTTGCAGTTTTTCGCTTATCGATACTTAGGTTGCTAACTAGGTTCTTTATTCGTACTTGTTGGAAATCTACTATAGTTAATATATTCTGCTCTCCGTCAACGTCTCCGATTACTTGTAGGTCATTGATGCTCCCTAATGCCTTGTTTACCCCATTACATAACCCTTGTAGAAATTCACGTATTGATACTTTATTACTTTCGTTGTCAGAGAGCTTATGTAGTTGTTCGGAAATAAATGCTGCGTTTAGGTATATGTTATTAATATTTCCGATATAAGGGTATATGTATTTTGAAGCTGCTGTACCGGAAGCTTTTTCCCCGGACTTAGTCAGCTCACTCTTAAGACTGTTATATTCTGTTCCATCAAACTTATCTATATCCCCAAAGGATGAAGGAAGTGATGGGGATGAAGTGGATGAGTTTAATGTTCCTTGTGTTGTGTGTAGGTATTGGTTTCGAATATAACACTTCTGCAGGTTTGCAGAGATAGAAGTGGAGTACATAAACATAGGCTTGTTTGATTCAAAATCTATTTTTATTACTTCCGTACCGTCTGAGAATAGGTTTACATTTATGTTTGTCCACTCTAGAAGGGCTTTGAATGAAAGGTATAATTCCATACCCCCGTCTGCATATTCTATAGCGTTGAAGCCCCTGTAGGAGTCTTTTTTTATTTTCTCTATGAAAG